TGAAAAATCTCATCAACGAGGTTTACAGCAAGGATATTTCCAGAAAGTCCGGCTCCGCGCTGGCGGCGAAGCAGAAAAACGGCGATTTCATCGGGGCGTGGGCTCCCTACGGCTACCGCAAGCGTGAGGATGATCTCCATAAGCTGGAACCGGACGAAGCGACGGCTCCCATCGTCCGGCAGATATTCCGGTGGCGCGCCGAGGGCGTGAGCTTCACGCAGATCGCAAGGCGGCTTAACGATTCCGGTATACCTTCGCCCTCCGCCTACTTGTACAATACCGGTGTATGCAAAACAGAAAAGTACAACGGCGTGAGCTGGTATGTTCAGACGGTCAAAAACCTTTTGTCCCGGCAGGTGTACATCGGACACATGGTGCAGGGAAGGAAGCGGCAGTCCTTCTACGAAAACCGGGGGCAGTATAAGAAGCCAAAAGAGGAATGGATCGTCGTTGAAAATACCCACGAGCCGCTGATCGACCGGGAGACCTTTGATAAAGTGCAGGAGCTTGCCCGACGCAAAAATGCAGAATACTTTGAAAACCTCGGCAGATTTACGCATCTGGAAACCACCGAAAACATCCTCAAGGGGCTGGTCTGCTGTGCCGACTGCAAGCGTCCGCTGGTGCGGTACAAGAATGTGAGCCACGAAAAAAAGCTGTGGTACACCTTTATCTGCCCGACCCACGCCAACGACATTGGCAGCTGTCCGCTGAAAAACATCCGGGAGGACGCACTGTTCCCCATGCTCCTGCAAGCCATTCAAACCCAGATCGCCCTTGCCGCCGATATGGAAGCCATTGTCCGCAGGGTGAACAGCTCCCACAAATACAGAAAGCAGACTGCGACGCTGCAAGGCAAACTGGATGCGGCGAAAAGAACGCTCAAACGCTGCAACGGCCTGTATGACAGCCTGTATCAGAGCTATGTGGATCAGCTCATGACCGAGCAGGAGTATATGACGCTGAAGCGTCGCTACAAAGCAGAAGCCGAGGAAGCGGAGCGGCTGATCGAAACGCTGACCCGCCGGCAGGCAGCGGAAGCGGCGCACACGCCGGAGAACCCGTTCCTTGTGGCCTTCGGCAGCTTCCGGGGCGCGGATGCTTTGACAAAAGAAATGGCGCAGGCGCTGATTGAGCGTGTGTATGTGGACGGCGACAGCAATATCGAGATCGTGTTCCGCTACAGGGACGAATACAAGGAGCTCTGTACATATCTGGAAAGGAGGGAAACTGACGCATGAGAACGGCGATGTATCTTCGCATATCCAGCGAGGACGCGGATTTGAGAACCGGCGAAAAGGACGAATCCGAAAGCATATCCAACCAGCGCAGCCTCCTGCGGGAATATGTATCCGGTCATGCGGAGCTGGCCGGCTCTGAAATACTGGAATTTTGTGACGACGGTTGGAGCGGTACGAACTTCGAGCGTCCCGCGGTAAAGGAGCTTTTGGAGCAGGTCAAGCGTGGGCAGATCAACTGCATCGTAGTAAAAGACCTTTCCCGCTTTGGCCGTGATTACCTCACCGTGGGCGACTACATCTCCCGCGTGTTCCCGTTCCTGGGTGTACGCTTCATTTCCATCAACGACGGCTTTGACAGCAGCAATCCGCTGGACATCGACAGCCTCGATACTTCGTTTCGGACGCTGATCTACGACCTGTACAGCCGTGACCTCTCCCGCAGAGTCAAAAGCGCAAAGAAGGCCAGAGCCGAGCGCGGGGCGTTTCTCAGTCCCTATGCGCCTTACGGATATGTCAAAGACCCGGAGGACAAGAATCATCTTCTGGTGGATGCCGAAGCCGCCGCTGTGATACGGCGCATCTTTCAAATGGCGGCGGATGGCACAAAGACATGGCAGATCGCGGCGGCGCTGAACGGAGACGGCGTAAACTCCCCGAAGAACTACAAGGTCGAAGCAGGCTGCACAAGAACGCCGTGGCGCAGCATCCGGGAAGATAACTTCTGGACGGGCAATCTGGTCGCAAAGTTCCTGCGGGACGAGCGGTATATTGGAAAGACGGTGTACGGCAAACGGAGCCGTGATATTGTAGGCAGCACCCACACAGTCAAAATCCCCCGCAATGATTGGGTTATCGTCCCCGACAGGCACGAGGCCATCGTGCCGGAGGTGCTGTTTGAAAAAGCGCAGATTTGTATGCGGGAATACAGGGAACGCGAAGTCATGACGGGCGGAGGGAATCCGCTGAAACGTAAGGTAATCTGCGGCGTATGCGGTCACGCCATGCAGCGGGACAGCAGAAAGAACGGCTCCTACCGCTGCGTCACGAAAAGGCTGAATACCGGCTTTGACTGCTCGGAGGAAAGAGTCCCGGAGGCCGATATTCTGGAAGCCGTGGTTGATGCCATACAGGTCTACGCTCAATACGCCGTCAGCATAGACCGGCTTCTGCAAACAAGGCAGGCGCAGCGGCAGCTTGACCGCAAACAGGCGCAGCGACAGTTGCAGACCCTCCAGAGCCGGAAAGCCCGGCTTGACAAGCGGCTGCAAGACCTCTATGAAGGACTGGTGGAGGGCAAAATCTCCCGCGAGAGCTTCGCGGCGCAGAAGAAAGCTCTGACGGCGCAGGCAGAGGAAATCTCCCGCACGGTCTTGGAGCTGGAGCGCAAAATAAGCGGCAGCGACGACGGCAGCAATGCTGTAATCGAGCATTTCAAAAGCTATGCCGGGATTACGGCGCTGACCAGGGAAATCTCAATCGATCTGCTGCACTCCGTCACCATCTACCCGGACGGGCGCATGGATATCCGGCTGAACCTTGCCGATGAGATCAAAGCTCTGATGGAAACCTTGCGCCGGGAATCCTGCACGGCGTGAATTTATTAGTCCTTTTTGTACAGCAGCCGATGAAGGCATCAGCGGAACTTCCCTTAAAAAGCGGGATGAGTTCAATAGAATGATTGCTGACTGTCGAGCCGGGAAGATTGATATGATCATCACGAAGTCCGTCTCTCGTTTCGCTAGAAACGTAGAAGACTTCATCGGTACTGTTCGTAATCTTGCAGAGCTCAAACCTCGAGTTGGAGTGTTCTTTGAGTCGGAAGCAATTTTCTCTCTGAATGATGACTCGCAGATGGCATTGACCTTCCAGGCAACAATGGCCGAGGAAGAATCTCACATCCGAAGCCGCAGTATGGAAACATCACTTCGGATGCGGCTGGATCACGGTATCCCTCTTACTCCCAAGCTGTTCGGCTATACCCATGACGAGGATGGAGAGCTTCAGGTAAATCCCGAAGAAGCGCCGACAGTCAAACTCATGTTCTACATGTATCTATATGGCTATTCCACACAGCAGATTGCAGATACCCTTATTGCGCAGGCGCGGCCATCCTATTTTGGGAAGCTCTGCTGGACGGCCAGCGGTGTCGCATCCGTGCTTCGGAATGAGCGGCACTGTGGGGATGTTCTAACCCGCAAGACTTATACCGAGAACTACCGTACTCACCGAACATTGAGAAACTACGGAGAAAAACCGCAAAGCAGGTACTTTAATCATCACGCAGCAATTGTGTCTCGGGATGATTTCAATGCAGTTCAGAGAATGCTTGACAATGCAAAGTATGGGAACAAGTCAATTCTTCCTGAGCTGCGAGTGATCAACAACGGGATTCTCAAAGGTTTTGTTACTATCAATCCCCGCTGGGCGGGATTTAAAGAAGCCGATTACATGAATGCGGCGCAAAGCGTATACATCGGAGACGACGGTACACTAACCGTATCGCAAGAACCCGAGGAGATGACATTTAAAGTAGAAGCCGGCGACTTTGATCTCCGCGGTTTTGAGATCACAAGGACAGAGTTTTTCGGAGGAAACACATATCCGACGGTGACATTTCAGGATCGCAAAATCAAGTTCAGCACGGAGTGCATCAAGAAGTTTGGAACGAAGAACTATGTAGAACTCCTCATAAATCCCGTAGAGATGAAATTTGCTGTTCGTCTGACAGACGCATCCAATCGCAACGGAGTTCTCATTTCTAAGACTTGCGGAGGTCGGCCAAAGCCGAGGGACATTCCTTCTGCTGCTTTCAGCGATACCGTATTCTCTCTGTTCGGCTGGAATACGGAGTGTAAGTACCGCATGACAGGGTTCCTCTGTGAGGGTGAGGGTGAGCTTGCGTATATCTTCAACGCTAAAGACTCTGAGGCATTTTTTAAGTCTTATGTACTGCCCACCAAGGAGTCGGACGAGGAGGGGGCAAGTAGTGTCCAACCTCTTACGCCAAGCGGAAAACACATTCGAGCGATTCCGGCGCAATGGACGCACGCATTTGGTAAAGAATTTTATCTTCATGAGCAACCCTTTTCGTCGCTCGCAAGCATGACGAAGTCAGATTGGGAATTACGAATCAAAGGCCAGCTCTTTGAGACCGGAAAGAAGCTAAATGTAACCGGCTTCGATGAATTAAAGGAGTATATTATGCACGAACTGGGCGGTGTGATGCCGCAGGAGACAGACAATGGGAACTTGGAACAATGAATACCGCATGGGTGAGCCTGCTGCAGTGTATCAGATTGCAGAAGTCAGGGAACGGGTGAATCCGGACACTCCTCTGCTGGAAAAAGGCGACGAGATCATCGACATGGGAGCGGATTTCGATTTTGAGGGCTTCCAAGTGGTACGCAGAGAGTTCTTTGCCCACTTATCAGAGCCGGCAGCCACTTTTTGTAACTGCAGGTTCTATGTAAACAGCGCATGTCTGAACAAGTTTCCTGACACCAATTTTGTGCAGGTGCTGGTCAATCGGAACACCAAGATCATGGCGCTGCGTCCATGCGCCGAGAATGCGAGGGACTCTTTCGCCTGGTGCAGTGCAAGTAAGGGTAAGAGAAAGCCCAAACAAACAACCTGCAAACTGTTCTTTGCCAAGATTGTCTCTCTCATGGAGTGGAACCCTGATTATCGATATAAGCTTCTCGGCAGGCTCATTCATGCTAATGGGCAGTACATGATTGCTTTCGATCTCAATGCTACAGAGACATATCAGCGTACTTTTTCTGAAGGAGTCAAGCCGAAGACATCAAAGACACCGGTATTCCCGGCAGGTTGGCAGGATCAGTTCGGCCTGTCCTACAAGGAACATCAGCAGTCAATGCAGATCAACATCTTCGACGGGTATGCAATCTACTCCATCAAGGACACATTGGCGCCTGCGCCTGCTGAGGAGGTAAAGCAGGACGCTGCTAATCTGCAGACACCTTCGCAGCAGTATTTCCCGGAGGTGTCGCCATGAGTGAAGCAGGTAATGCAAGTGTGACGATGGCGGTTGATACCAAGAAGTACGGTATTCGTATTCACAAAGCGTTGTTCCGTCAGCTTGGCGAGCCGAGGTATATTCAGCTCCTTGTGAATCCGGACGATGGAGTCGTGGCAATTCAAACCGTCGAGAAGGAAATGTCCGGCGGACAGACACATCGGATAGCTGAGAAGCGTATGCAGTCGGAAAGCTCTTATGAAATCTACAGTCGCCCTTTTATACGGAAACTGTGTGAGGTAGAGCCCAGGTTCGAAGATGGTGGTGCATATCGCCTCGCAGGCAATATTATCCCATCCTTGAAGGTGGCTGTTTTCTCCTTAAAGACTTTACAGAGAATGGATCGGTAGAAATCATTATGGCTGAGAAATCACTTAGACCGCTAAAGATAGAACCTCAATTCAAGAATCTGATCCGACCGCTTCAGAGGAAGGAGTACCTTCAGTTGGAACAGAACATTTTATCTGAAGGATGCCGAGATCCGATCATTCTATGGAACGGGGTTATAGTTGACGGTCATAATCGTTATGAGATATGTATGCGGCATCAAATACCCTTTGCTGTTATTGAGATGGATTTTGCTTGCAAAGCAGAAGCCATAGCATGGATCTGCGCCAACCAGCTTGGAAGAAGAAACATCTCCGAGGAAACTCGGAAGTTTCTTATCGGCAAGCAATTTGAGGCCGAGAAGCTGGCTGGCGCAATCAAAAACCCAAATGGGAATAATCAATACAGCGCGTACATTGAGACAGTGGACATAGATTCCCAAGGACGGGACAAGGAAACTCACTCTCGTAGCAAAACGGCAGAGAGAATTGCAAAGAACAATCACATTTCAAAGGGCACAGTTGAAAAGTACGCTATTTATGCAAGAGCACTCGAAGCTCTTGCGGAGAAGGACGCAGGAATTGTGCCGAGAATTCTGTCCGGGCAATACAAGATTGCTCATAAAAATGTAGTGGAACTTTCGAAGTTAACTCCGCAAGAGATAAGGAAGGTCGAGCAGAGAATCAAAAAAACGCAGCAGCCGTTCATCCAGTATAACCAAAGCAGAAGCGCCATCCGCGAGGTTTCGAAAAATACCAGCGGCGCCGCGGCAGTTACATCAGTCAAAGACATGCCGGCGTTTGATCCAGATGCTGACATCAATGTGCTTACGCTTACGATTCCTTCCTGGTCAAGTTCCATCGACAGAGTGCGGAAGCAAACGGATTTGTCCATCATCTCGGCTCATGCCAGAGAAGGGCTTGCCAAGCAGCTTCAGTCTCTAATTGATCATGTGAGCGATCTGCTGGGTGCCATCAAGGAGGACTAAATGGAAGATCTAAATCAATTTGTTCCCAATGTCCATTTTGAAAAGATTCCAATTAAGAACTTGGTTTCCAATCAGAAATACCAGCGAAATCTATCCCAAAGCCACATTGCCCGAGCTGCAGCAAACTTCGATCTGTATCAGATCAACCCCGTGAAAGTCAGTCGACGAGACGGGATAAACTATGTGTTCAACGGCCAGCACACAATCGAGATCGTTGCCTTGGTGTCCGGATCACGCGATACTCCTGTGTGGTGCATGATCTATGATGAGCTTGTCTATGAGCATGAGGCTGACATTTTTGCCAATCAGCAAAAATTCGTCAAGCCCCTAAGTCCGTATGAAGTATTCCTGGCAAACTTGGAAGCAGGGAACGACGATCAATTGATTATTCGGGATCTCGTAGATTCATATGGCCTTGAAATAGGCACCAAAAAGGCCCCCTGCGTGATCTGCGCCGTTTCAACAGTGGAGCAGATTTATCAGAAGTACGGCTATCATACATTAAATCGAGTACTTCGACTCTGTATCGGCACTTGGGAGGGAGATATGAACTCCTTCTCCGCAAACATTCTCAATGGCATCACCAAGTTAATCTCTGTGTTCGGTAATCAGCTTAATGATGAAGTCTTCAAGGAGAAAGTCGGTGCCATTTCTATCAAGCAGCTCGTTCGCACAGCGAAAGAACGCCAAGCCGGTTCAATGGGATATGCAGAGGCAATGCTCATTGAGTATAACGGTAAAAAGAAAAATCCCGCACAGCGGTTGTCAATGAACAAACTGCATGCACGGGAATCTTCTATCTTCTCCGGCCTGGAGGATTCTACTGCGCCGGATGAGGAATGGGCCGGAGACTCCGAAACTGAGGAGGATAGCGTTTTCTAGTCAGACTTGCTCCTCAATTTCATAACCGGCTCCGAATATGACAGTGAGTTTTCCTCCTTTACGGACTTTGACGCGCTCAATCATCTGGCGAACGATAGCGTCATCATAATTCATTCAACGGGCGTCCGTTGAACTGTCCCCAAAAGTACGGGCAGCACAAAAAGCTCTTCTAAAGAGGGATAAAAGGATAAAAAGAGTTGAACTATAGACTGACATCGTTCTTCCGGCGGTGTCAGTTTTGTTTTGGTCTTAACGCGCTGGTTATCGGCACAGTCATAAACGAGCACAGGATAAAAGCCTGCCAGAAGTCATCTGGGAATCTCAAGAGATAAACATAAAATTGAGAACATGGGTCTTGCCCCGATGCGCCGAGACAACCGGGACAGAAAGGGCAAGGTGCGGACAGCCATCCCCGAAGTTCTCTCCCCGTCGTGCCATTTTTCTATCAATTTCGGACGCTCGTCCGCATAACCCTTCGAGGTCCCGTATATGAGCTCGCGTTTCTGAGAAGCAAGTTACCAGCAAGTTAAAATCATTCTGTATTTAGTTCGCATAGCGGTGACTCAACCCCATATTTGGTGATTTTGCGTTCAAAAAGCGTATTGAAACCTCATCCTAAGCAAGTTGCCAGCAAGTTAAATCACGCCCAGATAGGAATGTACTTCATATATCTCGGAGCTGTTGTCGGATCGAGTGGTTTAATAAGCTCCAATGCAACCGCTTCTTTAATCAGCCGTGATACCGTGCCCGATGCAGAATCTTTTAATCCAAATCGTTCTCTCAGCGAACTGTTGGTCAACTGTTCGCCCTGCACATGCTTAATACAGGCATGCAAATAGCAGGCCCACAACTTATCTTCCATAGAAACACTGGAAAAGGGCATTTCAGAAAACAAAGTGACCCTAGTACTGTCCTCAAATAATTCTATTTTCGGCGCCGGGAGTTGATGCAGCTCGCAAGTGATCACAATTTTATCCCATCCGGTGCCCAATTCTTCACACATCCGAAGTCGCCGCATTAAAGCGGCCAGCTTTTCATTTCGGGATCTCGGCGGATTGTCGATAATGCGCCGTACATCCACAAGGGGGGTTCCGGAATTTGTGATCTCAATACGTTTGTCAAAAATTTCGACCACCGGGCCGGTGCCTGTCACTGAAAAGTCCTGATGGATCAGTGCGTTTGCAACTGCCTCTCTGACCGCAATACTCGGATAGGCGGTTTTCTTTTCCCGTAATGCACTGGCGATAACCTCCTGCGTCGGGAGAAGTGCGTCGATATATTTGATCAGTCCTTCAAAGCCAACCACATAGCCTTTTCCGACAACATCTTCCTTCAACATGTTCAGTCTGTTATTGCCCTGATACTGGACAACACGAATGGACTTACGGGAAATGCGCGGAAAATCGGTCAGCCGTTTGGCCAAAAGAATTGCACCTAGATTCGTAATGGCATAGAGGCCGTTGTCCTGCTTGGCGATAATACCCTCTTCTACCATGTAATGGGCAACACCATCATTGTCAGATGGTTGCGGAATATTTCGGATATCAAAATACGCAGCAAAGTCTAGCAGACGCAAGGCATCTGCAAGATCCAAGTCCTGCTTTGCATAGCGCTCTTCGAATTTTGTGTTGCGGATTCGGTCCCATAGTTGGGCTTGTAAAGCGGGGTACTCATTCAATTTTTTTGTGTAACTCCCTACTCTGATATAGTCAACCTTCTCAAACATCACAGTCTGATTGGCTGCTCTATATATTATGAGCACCCCAACGTCTTTACCATTCATCTGGACTGTATGAAATTCAAAATCTGCATTACGGGAGAGCAACGAGCGCAGCCAATTTTCTAGTTCCTGATTACCTTTTTTCAGGGTCTGCAAATTGTAATCTGTACCACGGATTTCGTGGGTCTTGTCATCAATTCCCCATAGCATGTACGCACAGCTTTTTTCGCACATAGCCGCACTGTTTGACAGTGCACTGATATCCTGACCAATCATGGCTGGCTCATAGTTGTTGTGCTTAAATTCCAACCATTGCGTTTCATTCGGCAATTTCCGTAGTTCGTTTACCAATTTATCAAGATTTTCCACACTATGTCTCCTTATAAACCTGAATACCTCTGAGTGGTTGCTCTTTACTTATGATACACAATATCAGAGTATCTGAGCGAGTCTTGGCAGCTAAAATTACTCTTCTGAGAATTTGGGGGAATGTGTCTTGTTATCCTTTGCGAATCCGTCCGACCAATACATTTTTCGCATCACTACCGGCGGTTATAGATGAAAAACCGGCCATCCTTTTACATAGGACTTCTCAGCACAGCATAAGCGCTTGCCTAGAGGTACTACAAACTAATGTTATTATAACAATTATAACAACATCACACCGCTAAATGCAATCAGAAATACACCGATTTTTAACCTTACCACTTTCACCATATAATCTGAAAACACTATAAAATACAGGGAAACATTATCAATATTCCATATTTCCCTGCTGTCCCATATGCAGAAGCAATGCTCGTTGAGGATAACGGTAAAAAGAAAATCCCGCACAGCGGTTGCCAATGAACAAGCTGCATGCACGGGAATCTTTTATTTTCTCCGTTCTGGAGGATTCTACTGCGCCGGATGAAGAACGGAACAGAGATTCCGAAACTGAGGAGGATAGCGTTTTCTAATCAGATTTGCTCCTCAATTTCATAACCACCTCCGAATATGACAGTGAGTCTTCCTCCTTCATGGGCTTTGACACATTCAATCATCTGGCGGACGATAGCGTCATCGTATGTGTTACAATGCGCCTCTCGCTGATTGATAGCAGCTTGAATCCTGTTCAGTCGTTTTTTCCACTCCTCATTGCTTCCCTCGGTCTTGCGGATGGCCTCAATTCTGCGGTTGAGCTGTTTGATTTGATCGGAGATCCTTTTGAACTCATCCTCGTTCTCCTCAGCATCGATGCCATTTTCGACGCTTTCGCTGACTATTTTTAACATCCGGTTGTTCAACGCATCAATTCGCCGTTCCAGCAGGTCAATCTCATCAGAGCCGCCGTTTGCACCAATAGCTTCACCGATTGTGGCTTTCATCAGTGCGAGGTATGTTGATGTATCCTCGGCGTTGAACTTGTTTAAGGCTCTCACTATTGCCTCCTGTAGGGCCGATTCGCTTAGCGTTGGGGAGTGTTGGCAGTACTTCTTTCCGTTATCCAAACGGTTGACGCAGCGCCATACGATCCGCTTTTGTCCAAGGCTCGTCCAAGTTACCCGTTTATATCGGCTCCCGCATTCTGCGCAGATCAAAACATCCGTTAGCGCATATTTGGAATACTTGCCGGAGGCAGTAAGTGCCATCTTTTGCGATTGCGGAGACCGTGATTTTCGCTTGCTAAGCTCTTCCTGAGCCCGGTTGAACATCTCTCTGCTGATGATCGCGGGATGGCTGTTCTCCACAATATACATGGGAGCTTCACCCTCATTCTTTTTTCTCGTCTTAGAGATGCAGTCAACAGTTACTGTTTTCTGAAGGATGCAGTCTCCGCAGTATTTCTCGTTTTTCAGTATATTCATGATCATGTTCTTCCCGAAGGTGAATGCCTTGTTGGGAATCACGATATGCTCCGATTGAAGCTGTCTGGATATGACGTCAACTGTCATACCGGACAAATACATCGTGTAAATTCGTTCTACGATCTTAGCTTCCCGAGGAACAATCTCGGGCTTACCGTCTTCTCCCTTTTTGTAGCCAAGCAGCTTCTTATACATGAAGATTGGCTTGCCGTCCTCGAAGTTCTTTCGGTAACTCCATGTGATATTCTTGCTGATACTCTCGGACTCAGATTGGGCAAAGCCTGCATAGATGATAAGGTACAGTTCGCTATCGCTTTTTAGTGTGTCGATGCTCTGTTCTTCAAAAAATATTCCAATTCCTCTGGCTCTCAGCATACGGACGTAATCCAGGCAATCCACCGTATTTCGAGCAAAGCGCGAGACCGATTTTGTAATGATGTAATCGATCTTTCCGGCGAGACAAGCCTTGATCATGTTATTGAACTCGGGGCGCTTATCCGCCCTTGTTCCCGAAATTCCCTCATCAGCATATAACCCGGCGAATTGCCATTCGGTATTTCTGGCGATCATGTCTGTGTAAAACTTCTTCTGATTTACATAGGACGTGAGCTGTTCTTCGCTGTCAGTCGAGACACGACAATATGCAGCGACACGCTTCTGATGGTATTTCTCTTTATTAACAAGGATTGACCGCTTCGGTTCAATCAGTGTTACTGTCTTCTTCGGTATTTTCTTGACTTCCATGATCAGGCTCTCCTTCGCTTATTTGAACAGCGGTCTTTGTTAGCAAGGACACTCTGGCGGGAGCTTCGAGGATCACGCTCTCAACAAGATCGGTGAAATAGGCCGAATTGAATTCTGTTTGAGGGTTCATCAGCATGACTCGCTTCTGAGCAATGCGGGCGGCAATCTGCTCCCTTGCATTTGTCTCTTTGTAAAGCTGGCTCGCTATCTCACAGATACGGGACACGATGAACTTCTCGCTCGGCTGTTCTTCTGTGAACTCATTGTCGATCTCATTTTGCAGCCTTTGCACGGCAAGCGATTCTTTGAATCTCATTTTGGGCTTTGGCGCCATGAGATCGGCGTTTTCTATGATTCGATTCAGTATGAGCGTCACTTTCACCAGAAGGTCGGTATCACTGATTCTCACACGGCATCCACATATGTCATTGCTGCAAGTCCAGCTCTCTTTGACCTTTCGCTTGGAGCAGATGCGCCGCACCATCGGAGCACCACATTGACCGCATCGGATTCGATCTCGCATCAGAGCGATGCCTTCGCATTCGCTTACGATTTGATTTCTCTGCCTGGCCTCCTTTGCTGCCGCTGCTTCCTCAAACGTATCTTCATCGATGATGGGATCATAGGTTTCCGAGCCGGTGTATCTGGTATTGTCGATTATCCTTGCAATTCTCGCTTTATCCCATACTTCTGTCTTCTCTGTATATGGCACCCTGCGGGCTGTCAATTCTTCAGCCAAAGTTTTGAGAGAAGCTCCTTTGATGTACTCGTCGAAGATATATCGGATAATATCCGCTTCACGGTGCTCAATGATGGTTCGTCCATTTCGCATAGTGTATCCGTATGGAATAAAACGTGTCTTCTTCATGGCGTGCTCCTATATCAGTTCGGTGAACTTCAAACCGCCAAGGAACGTGACGGCCATTTCATCCTGCTTATTTATTTCGACATCCTTGACAAGCTCGAGGAACAGCTTGTCATCAAATTCCTCGAGCGGTTCTTCTATTTCGTTGAACAGGGATCTCATTTTCAAAACCTCGCCGAGCATGGTCTGAATTGTAGACTCAAAGGCGCTTCTTCGTTCAGCTTTCAGGGTGCTGATTTGCTTTTGTATATCCCTGGCCTGTGACTGATATACCTCTATGGCAAGGTAGCCTTTTGAGCGAAGCTGTTCAAACATGGCAAGTTTTGCATTCAGTTCCGCTATGCTCCGGCTCTTCTCACCGGCCGAAGCGTTGTTTCGCTTATACCGAGTTGCAGCCGTTTCAAGTTTTACGATCACCTGGTCAAGAATCCGTTCTTCGCCGAATCGGAGCTTGTTTACCATTGTGATGAAACCATCATAGATCCGTTCTTCACTGTAGTATCCCGAAGGGCAGGCGTGAGTGTCAGTGTTGTGTTTAGCACATACCCACTTGATAGTTCCGTTCCGGACCCGCCGATGATAATACGAGCCGCATTCGGAACACCGAATGCGGCTCGTAAGAGGATATATATTCTGTTGTTCGGATTTTGAAAACCGTTCCTTCCGGTTTTGCAGCAATGCTTGAACCTTTTCAAATGTCTCTCGATCTATGATCGGATTGTGAGTACCGGAAGCATAAAACATATCTTCCTGACCACGGTTCTTTGACTGTTTGAAGGGAACAATGCAGTCTCGGTATGTCTTTTGATATCTGCAGTCTCCGACATAACGCTCGTTGGAGAGAATATAGGAGATCTTTGTGGAACGCCATTGCTCTTTACCAAGCCTGGTTCGGATACCCTTGTCGGTCAGATCCCTTGCTATTTCACCGGTTGACCATCCACTCAGATATTGCAGGAAAATGTAGCGCACCACATCGGCTTCTTGGTCGAAAGTCTCAAGCTTTTTATCTTGCAGCCGGAAGCCGTATGGAGCATTGCTGTCTACATATTCACCGCGTTCCATCCGTTTGACGATGGAGAGACGCTGATTTTGTGAGATTGCCTTTGACTCCTCCTGTGCTATGGCGGAAAATGTGTTGAGCAGCATCTCATCGCCCAGCGCCAGAGTGTAAATGCCCTCTTTTTCAAATTGGACACCGATGCCGAGTAGTTTGAGCTTTCGGACATATTCCAATGCCTCTTTCACGTTTCGCGCGAATCGGGAAACAGATTTGGTAATAATCAGGTCAATCTGCTTATGCTCACACATTCCGATCATACGCTGGAACTCAACTCTGTTTCCAGCCTTCATGCCGCTGAGTCCTTCGTCGGCGAATATCTCGACCAGCTCCCAAGCGGCATTGCTCTTTATCAGCTTAGTATACGCTTGGATCTGTGCGGCGTAAGAGTTGAGCTGATCAGCAGAATTGGAGGAAACACGGCAATAGGCGGCAACCTTCGTCCGCTCATACGCTTTCTTGGATATTGGAGAAATAAGCTTTCCTTGCGCCATAGGATTTCCTCCTTCCCTTGGGCGAGGTTTGCCCTACATTTTGGGGCAAACCTTTTTTGTCGGCAACACAGATTATATCCGCAGGACTTAACAAGTCCAGCGGAAATTGAAGAAAAATCTTTTTAATCTGCAATCACGATATCAGCGCCAGTGAGCTTCCAATAGTATTTCTTTGCCTTGGCATATTCCTTGTCGTTGATATGCCCTCGCTCTCGCAGAGCCTTTAAGACGGCGATAATGCGGAGGTAGTTGGCGCTTTTCGTCTGTACTTCAGATAACATGGGCTTGTACTCCATTCTTAACCATCCGCTGCTGCAAAGCACCTGCGCCGTGAGCTTCGGATAGTTCTCCTCAATGTCGAAGGGTATTCGTCTCAATGTATAACTATAGAAGGGTTCTCGCTTTTCGGCAGGGACGCATCTATATCAGGCATGACGTTGTCAAGCATAGTAATCTTCTCCCTTCACACTTTTCATGAAGGTTTTAACCTCGTCGACAGATGTCACTATTGGATACTTGAGAAGGGTCATCTTCACTCTCGGGACATAGTTGCCATTTGCGGCGCGGGAATCAAGGATTGAAACAACGCCGGTGTCTGTCTCACAGCGAATCAATCTTCCGACACCTTGGCGGAGCTTGATCAGCATTTCGGGGACAGCATACTCATGGACGAACTTTGCCACATCTCCGACGGCTTTCTTCTTTTGCTCCATTATGGCCGATCTCAGCGGGAACGGCAGACGGACAATAATCACAGAGGAAAGTCCGTCACCGACACAATCCACTCCCTCCCACATAGCACCAGAGGCAAATAGAATACCGTTTTTACTCTTGCGAAAATCGCTGATAACTTTCCTGTTGCTTCTTGTCATGCAGAACACTTCGTATTTGCCGAGCCGGTGAATGGCCTTCTCGTACACAGACTGCAGGACTTTATACGACGTGAACAGAATAGCAGTGTGACCGTTGGTTGCGTCAATGAGTTGGAGGATTCTCTCTGTAATGGCGTTGATATAGTCCTCGTTCTTGTTATCCGGCGCTGGCATATCTTCGGGGATGTACATTCTGGCATGGTTCTGATAGTCAAAGGGAGAGGCGGTAGAGCATTCGCTTACAAGATGTTTGGGGAGACGGGCGATTCCGTTTTCCCTTTTGAAAAAGGAGAAATCTCTGCCATCACTCATGGTACCAGAGGTCAGAACATAGCTGACTGAGCGGTTCCACACCGTTTTCTCCATCACGTCTGCCATATTCCGCGGGCAGCAGCACAGAGAAAGGCTGTTTCCTTCTTCCAATTCAAGCCAGACGTTACTATTGTTTCGCCGTACGAACTGCTCCAACACCTTGATGATTCTTTTGCCGTCCATCTCGTATGCTCCCCGATGTTCTTTTCTAGCGGCTTCAATCAACGCAGTTGTTTCTTTCAACCGAAGAATAAGAGCGGCGCCTGCATCGGGAAGGGCTATGCTGAAGGTGCGCTCGTCATTAAACTCGCTGTTAGGAATCAGTTTGCGAAGCATGGCGAAGAGCTGCTGATTTGTTTTCTTTGCTCTATCCAAATAGCCATTGTATGCGTTCTCTTTGACCTTTTCGGATTTGAGGTATCTGACGGAGTTGATATATTTCTGAATCATCCCCTCGGAGAATTGCTCGCCGAAGGTTGTCTGTGCGGCTTCTAACAACTTATGCGCTTCGTCAATCACCACATAAGGGCTTCTCTGAATGATTCCGGATGTGGACTCACTGTCGGATGTCTTGATGCTGGTCAGAAAAAGATTATGATTGGTTACTTGAAAATCGACCGTTCCTTTGCCATTAGCAGCTTTCACATAGCAGGAATAGCGACAGTCATCTCTATACTTGCAATGGCTGCATCTGCCTTTGACGCAAATCTTTCCCTTGATGGCAGCGGGCATATCCCATGTGTCGAGATCAAAAGCTCGAACCGCTATTTTATTCACCATGAAGTAGTCGAGCAGCTTCTGGTACTTCTCTTTATGCTCCATAAGCTTGTTAAGGTAATCATAGCAGCGGGCTTTGCAGAAGTAGTGTTCTTTGCCTTTTCGAACTACGGCAGAGAGCGGGTGCTTGATTAACCCATAATCCTGAAGCATGCGGGAGAGCTGCGGCACTTCCTTTTCAACAATCATCTTCTGGAGCTCAATGCTGGATGTACTGATTGTAACGGGAAGACTGAAACCATACTCCGCTGTGTAACGCTCTTTGGCCACGAAGGACGCAATCAGATAGGCAAGCGTTTTCCCGGCGCCGACTTCCGCTTCACAGATAGCGACCTGTTTCCCGGTGAGCCCCAGATACATGTTCTGACTCAGCTTGATCTGCTCCTCGCGAACGACAAATCCGTACTCGGGAAGAATCGTGAGGAAAATAGTTTTAATCACATCCAACGGCCTATTAATGATTACATTCAGATACCGCTTATCGTCGGTGTATTTGATAGAATTCAGTATCATCGGTGTCATGCTGTGATAACTGCGGGAGTCAAAGAGCTTCTCTTTTCTTCTGCGAGTAATTTCAGAACCGTAGCCCGTTATGCTGTCCAAAGCAATATACCGAGCGGTGTCTTTGACAAAAAAATGATAAACGATAAACCGTTCCTCAAAGGTAAAATCGTAAATGGCTCCGTGGTAAACCTTATTTGCGTCAATAAAGTTCTGCAGCACATGGCTGTCGTCATATGTGATTTCAAACATATTGAAGTCCCTCCTTCTCTCGGGGTAATTGGTAGCAGAATGGTATGCAGGAGCGTTTCCGCTCCTGCACAGTAGTTCTGCCACCAGATTTCTTTTCGTAGTTTGGTGGTGGTTTGAGATCCGTCTATTCTCTCCGGCCCGACGGACACAGCAGAAAAAGGAGTCTGCAGTTAGGGTGGATGCGGAGTTCCCGACAGTATCCATGCCGAGACTTTTTTCTCAGCAACCGGGATCATATAAGCCGTAGTGGGTATCCATTCCAACCCATAACATACTTATCCCGCTTTTCAGCGAGCTGCATTGTCTTGCAGAAGTATTATTATTCGTCCCCCTCTTGTCATCGCCAATCGACCAATACTGTTTTCTGGTCGACCCGGCGTGTGATTGATCGCTCGTCCAGATTTCTTACGGAGTCCTGGCGCTCACATCCGGCAGCTTGTCCTTTCGGGCAGAGGAGAAAGTTCCCTCGGCATCCAGACTATTCAGTTGTCAAAGATCAAACGAGAGAAAAAGTTCCCTCACTTGGTAGAGCACGAGAAAACCTGTTTTTAAACCTTAGTCAATTATTTTTTGAAAAAAACAGGTTGTCTCGTTACCGGTTGATAAACTATCGTTGGGATGATATAGGAGGCTGTTATGAACACATTTACGCTCTTACACGGAAGCAAGCAAATTGTTGAAGTTCCTGATCTCGCTTTTGGGAATGACTATAATGACTACGGCAGGGGTTTCTATTGCGCTAAGGTGGAAGCAATGGCCAAGCACAGACGGTATATAAGCTTGCTCGGGTGATCGGCTGTAACGTTGAAGACTTGCTGGAAAATCCCATGATGTAATTAGATGAGGACGTCCCATGTGCGGGACGTCCTCTTTTGTATTAACCATCTGCCAAGTATTTTTTGATCCGCTGAATTTTCTTGTAAATACACTGAGGAGTGACCTTCCTGGCTTCTCCAATCTCTCTATACCTTTTCTCATTGAAGACATAGGCATCCAGAAGATCAAGATCATCTTCAGAGAGCGACAGGAGTTTTTCAAGAAGAGACAGGGACGAAATATCGTCCAACCAGGCATATTTATCGCGAGAAATAGCCTTGAGTTCAACCGAGAGGAGATCCCCGAATTTCTTGAAAAGCAGGCGAAGATTTTCGGGGTTATCAGAGTCTTCATCAATGCTCAAAGACTGAACATGTCGCTTGTAAGTGTTATTGGAGAGAAACTCCTCTTTATCAAATTCCTCGAGAGCGTCAATCTGTTCTTGGCTCATGCCAAGCTGCGTATATAGCTCATGCTTCTTTTCCATTTCTTTCTTAAAACGCTTATACTCTGCACCGAAATTGATTGCCATTATCGTGATCTCCTTTTGATTTCGATTTGTCAGGTGGGACCGGAATCTTGGAAATCACGGGTATGCTGCTGCATAGCAGAGCCATTGACACAGCATAAAAGTCCTTTCCGCCTGGTGTGTAACCGTTAGGACACAAATCACGCTGGCAAAAGGGCTCTAATTGCTGCAGACCTGAAAAAGGGTGCAGAAATCTAAGGGTACCCATACGGCACCCTCAAAGGAATTGAGGTCAGCGTATCTGTATCCTTGGCCCTTGCACTTCAGGCTGCGAATATTCATTTGTGGTATCGGTGAAAAACAAAACTGCCACCGACAAGGCAGGCCTATAGATGGAAATATGGTGTCTTGCCTTGCCGGTCGCCCCTCATGTATGTCTGGAGTAAATACCGGTGTTGATTTAGTTTCTAGATTGCAATCGAGATAAAACCGGAGACTGAAAACGTTTGTTGTTGTATCCGTCAGATCAGAAAATAGAAAAAACAGCGCAGATAAAGGGTACCGATTTCCCCTGTAGGCAGCGCGTTTGCCAAACCAAGACTGGCAGTAGAAGTAAGCTTTGCCAATTGCCGCCGTCGGAAAAACACGGATATGTCGAAATGTGCCGAAAAATAGCGATAAAGACCGATTTCTCTGTTATTGGCTCTATCATCTTCTTAAATCTTTGGATTTGGGAGGATATACCAATGACAGATGTACAGAACATTCTTCGATCTCTTGGCATTACGAGATGCTACAAAGGCTTTAAACATACCGAGTACGCTATCTGTCTGGCCATCCAGGACGAATCTCACCTTGAGGCGATCACAAAAGAAATCTACATGGAAACTGCCGAGCACTTTGAATGCAATTGGACGGCAGTAGAACGAAATATCCGAACTGCTGTTTCCCATGCATGGTCTGTCAACCCCGGCTTGCTCTGCCAGATGGCAGGTTATCCATTGGAATCTGAACCCACTTCCTCGCAATTTATCGAGATAATCTCTTCCTACATAATTCGTTCGCACCAGCCGCAGCCGCTTGTTCTGCCTTAATCCGTTTTATTTTCTCGACAGATTCTTATAGATAGTTTTTTTCTAAGGCAGCTTTTCTTTTTCCGGAACATCCTGTCCGATGCTGATCTCGATACATTGGCGGATAGCATCCATCTGCCGGGCGTCAAACGATCCGAGATACTGCCGGCATTGGCGCTTGTCGATCGTCGTGATCTGCTCCAAAAGGACGATGCTCCCATCCCGCAGAAAAGGTGATGGCGGCACTAGGTACTGCGTCGCCTGGCCGCCGTGCTTCCGCGGCCGGGACGTGATCGGCGCAACGATCAGCGTGGGGGAATAGAGATTTCCAATGTTGTTCTGTAAAATAACGACCGGACGGCAGCCGTGCTCTACGGAGCCCGGCTCGGATCGGAGCTCTGCCATAAATACATCGCCCCGGCGGAATCCTTTGTTTTTCATGGGACGACCTCCGAAATCTCTTTTTCGCAGATCGCTAAAAAGCGGTATTTTCCTCCGGACGCATAGGGGTGGCAGGTGAGAAGCGTCAGAAGCTCTCTTCCTGGCTGTATCATGACGGAGGCAATATCGTCCGGCGCTATGACGGCAACGCCCGACACGCGGTAATGGTCCTCACTCCAAAGCGTCGTCAGGATCACTTTATCGTCTTCGGTCAGAGTAGATAGATAGCGAAAGTAATCCGCGCCGTTAAACCCGCAATGCCCGGCAAGAACGCAGTTTGTATTTTCGCCGCCAATGGGCAGACTCGTCTGCGAAAGATGCGCCGCGCCCTTCGCCATATTCTCCTCCGAAGCGCCGAGATAAATGGGCAGCGTTACACCAAGCTTGGGGATGCATACCGTCCCGAAGACGCCGTCATCAATGCCATAATCCGAGAGACATATGGACGGCTCCTGATACGCCGAAATGCTGGTAAAGCCCGCCTGCCGGTTACGATACAGTTCCTCGTTATATTCTTGCGCCGCGTGGAAAAGCTCCGGATATGGAAAATCCCCGTCTTTCAGCTCCGTGAAAGGCGGGGATTCCTCATTTTTGCTTTCTGAGGCGGTTTCATTAAATCTTTCCACGGCTTGTTCCGCCTGCGATTCCAGCCGGTGTCCGGAGAAACACGGCACCAAGGCAATCAGAAGTCCCAAAAGGAAAAGGGCAACCGCTGCCATAAGTGATTTTGCTTTCAACGGTTTTGCGCCTCCTTTCTCCAGCGATCCCGGCGCGTCTCCCGTACAACGACCCATATAAGGACTACGGTGTCCGCCAGAATAACGCCGTAATATATACCGTCGAAATACTGCTGCTGCCAGCTGGAAATTCTGCTATTCTCTCTGGTTGCCTCCGCAGTTGCGGCAAAAACGGTTTCCGGCTCATAGGGAACGCGGTACCCCTGCACCAGCAGCCGGTGTGTATTAACACCATATGGCGTACAGGTGATGAGAGTACACATATCCTCGCCTTGCTGTATACCGAGATGAGAGGTATCGTCTGGCAAGACGGTGAAAATATCCCGAATCTCGTAAACCAGCGTCCGATCCAGCACATGCAGGAAGAACCGGTCTCCGATCTTCATCTTTTCCAAGTCCGTCAGCATCTTTTCTCTGGAAAGACCGGAATGACCGGTCAGGACGGCATGCGTTCCTTTCCCACCAACAGGAAAGGATGAGCCCAGCAGAAGCCCCACGCCCTTCTCCAGCGTGCTGCCGTCTGTGCCGTGGTAAATCGGCAGGCGAATATCCAGCTCGGGAATCTCCAGCTGTCCCATAATGCCGCTTTCGTTGACGACGAGGATCTCGTTGTATTGCTCCAGCGCCGCGGTCAGGCCACTCAGGGAATACACTCCGTCCGCCGAAACAGATATCGGGGATAGAGCGGCATTGTACGCCTCCGCCGCGGCGAGCATTTCCGCCACACGGGTGTCCGTCATTTCCTCCACGGCTCTGGAATACTCGGTCATTACAAGGCTCTTGTTCTTCTCCGCCAGCGCGTTTCCCAGAATTGGGTACAGAATCAATCCGGTGGCAAGGAAGAGACACGCTGCACCGGAAACAAGATAAATCATTCTTTTGGATTTCATCAGACGCTCCTTTTTTATTCTTTAGGGTCATATTGTTCTGCGTTATTCGTTTTAAGCAACATTAAAACGAATAACTTTTTCTTTAAAGCGAATAACGATTGACAAGCTGGGCAGAATTCTTTATACTTTCCCACGAAAGAATGCGATCGTATGAAGTTTACGGAGGAAAAGAAGCAGGCCGTTCTGCGCTACATTCTGGAAAAGATTTCGCAGCAGGACCCCCGCGTCACGAAAACCGTGTCCGAAACGATGGACATCAATCAGAACACCGTGCACAGCTACATCTCTGAGCTGATCGACCAGGGCGTCATCCGCCGCGTGAAGCGCGGACAGTATGAGCTCGTGCGCAAACAATATAAATTCTGTCTGGAGCGCAGCAAGGGCGATCTGGATTCCGATCTGTACGCCTACCAGAAATACCTCGCACCGATCATTCAGGATGAGCCCAAAAATGTGCAGGGCATCTGGGCCTATGCATTCACCGAAATGATCAACAACGTCATGGATCATTCGCTCGCTTCGGAAGTGCATATCCGCATCGACCGCGATCCGGTCAGCACCTCGGTCATCATCTCCGATAATGGCGTAGGAATTTTCCGCAAGCTGCAGGAGCACTTCGGTTTTCCCACGGCAGAGGAAGCCATATGCGAACTTTTCAAGGGAAAGCTGACGACGGATTCCGCCAACCATTCCGGCGAAGGGATCTTCTTCTCCTCCCGCATGATGGATGACTTCATCATCCTGTCGGACGGGAAGGTGTTCTGCATCGACAAATATGAGGAAAGCGTCCTCGCCGATATGAAAGAATTCTCCGTGCCCGGAACGAGCGTATATATGAGTCTCTCGAACACCTCCAACAAGGAGACCGCCGAGATATTTGACCGGTACGCCGACTCGGACAGCGGCTTTACGAAAACAAGCATTCCGCTGAAAAACATTTATGACAGCTCGCCGGTGTCTCGCTCACAGGCAAAGCGGCTCTGCAACCGCATGGACCGCTTTGAGGAGGTCACGCTGGACTTCGACGGCCTCGAGTGGATGGGACAGGGCTTTGCCCACCAGCTTTTTGTTGTCTTTCAGCACGAGCATCCCGAAATTCGCCTCTTGCCGGTCAACATGAGCGCCCCCGTGGAGAAAATGTACCGCCATGTTCTTGCTGGGGATGTTGCCTCCCGTTCCTGATCTTCTATACGACAGAAAATATTATCTGTAATGAGTTATTCGCTTTAAGATGCCTTAAGGCGAATAACTTTTTTGTTAAACCGAATAACTCGATCAGGACACCTGGGATATGTATGGGAGAGGCTTGGGTTTCTACCTCTCCCATGTGCCGGGGTTATTTCCCCAGCCTTTTCTTTCTGCGGGCGCTTACCAGGATGATCGCGGCAGCGACCATCAGAACAGTACCGGCAACGCCGTACATCCAGGTACCATGCCCGCCGGTCTGCGGCAGGTTGAAGCCGCGGGTGTTGACAACAGTCAGCGGCACGATGGCATTGGCCGATTCGCCGTCGGCATCCATCGTCACAGTGTTGCTGTCCACCTTGGCGGAAGCAGTCAGAAGACAGTGCTCCAGATGCTTCTGCGGCATGTTCTTATAGAGACCTTCCGGAACATCCGCATACCGTGGATCGTTCTGCAGAACGCCCAGCACATCGGTGACGTAGATATCACAGAGAGCATTGCTCTCCGCTGCCTCGATCACGATCCGGATATCGTCGCGGAGCAGCGTATACCCGTTGGCCGTCTGGATCTCGGTGGCGATGTATGTGTCATCCTCCAGCCCTTTCACAAGGATGGAGCCGTCTGCCGTCGGAGTGAACCGAGTAGCATCGTCTCTTCCGGAAACATGGCCGGTCACATAGTAAATTCCTTCGCTTTCGTTCATCCCTGCTGTAACGAAGTACCCGTCGCTGTCGTTATACAGGAGGAATTCCACCTTGGAGAAGTCGCCCTGGCCGTCGCTGAATTCCTTGGTAAGATCAAGTCCGAAGCTGTATACATGGCAGTCGTCCACGAGTGTATCGTAGTAGCTGCTGTTGGTACGCTTCCATACCAGCACAACGTCGTTGCTGTTCCCATCGTCGCCGCAGACTATGCTCTTATCGGGGTTGAGCTTCGCCGAATAGGTGATGCGCACTGTGCAGTCGGAATAGCCGGAATTAATCATGTCAGACTTGGTGTACACAGCAAAGCTTCCGTTGATCTCCGCAAGGCCGTCTGCTGTCATGGAGATGGTCATGCCGGGCGTGTCATTATAGGATACGGAGAACTTTCCGTCGCCTTCGTTCCAGACGGTGATTCGGTCGTCTGAGTTGCAAGTGCTGCTGCGGAAGAATTCGATTTTTACATCGTTCTTGCAGTACGAGAGGCCGGGCTCCAGCGTGTCAACGAAGGAGTAATCCGTCAGGTAGGTGGCTTCGGAGGTGATGCTCGGCAGGGTCGAGAGAATCTGGTATTCCAACGTGTCATTGGCGGAGGCCGTAGCGGTATGGGCAAAGCCATCGGTAACGGTACCAGAGCCGCCGTTTTTGCCGGTATCCGCAAGAGCCTCGCGCACGGTCTTCTCCAACGTCGGGATGCCGGTGAGGTTTTTGGGGTAAACGGTGACATCGTATATCCAGCGCTCGCCGCCGTCATCGGCGTTGCTGCCGTTCACGGACGTCATGGGCAGGGAAAGGAAAAACGGCGCGGTGGTTTCCGTGACCATTTCGGGCACCTTCGTCTCAACAAGGAGATACAGTCCGAGAGGAAGGTCACTCGCGGAGGTGTGGCCGTAGCTGTCGGTCAGCGGCATTGCCGTGCCGCCGTTCTCGCGCACGAAGCGCTCTAAAGCGTTCTTTACGGTAATGGCGTTGCTTGCCAGCGCGGATTTCAGGCCATTAACGAGGGTGTCGGAGCGATAGAAATACACAGCACCGTCCTCCGAATCCACCGGGGCGTAACGGTCTCCGGTACTTACGCCGATGGCAGACAAGAACGCATCGTTGGCTTCATTCTGCGCAATCCCATAGAGAACTTCCACATGTGACGTGCCGGTCTCTTCCTCGGTATAGGTGCGGATATCGGCGACTTTCAGATAGGTGAACTCGACGCCCTTGATGGCGTATCCGTTGACCTCTCCGTTTGCGTTCAGCGAGGTTTTTCTCGTATCGCTGCCGAGGATGTCCTCCACGCCGGGATCGCGGACGCCGGTGGAGACGTAGCTGGAATCCCATACGCCCTCCTTTTCAGCATTGGTGATGTCATATTTGTAGATGTCAAAGGAGCCGGACCAGTCGGTGTTGATCGTGGATACATTCACCGTCTGGGCAAAGGCGGACACGGTCGTTGTCAGAACGACCAGCGCCGCCATGATAATGGAAAAGAGCTTCTTGCCGGTTTTCTTCATTGCATGCATTCCTTTCCTTTCTTTTATTTTTTGAAATGACGATAAGGAAAAGGCCCATACACGCCGCAGCAACGCCGGCGGAGAGTACAGGCCAAAGACCGGTTCCTCCGGTCATGGGGAGAAGATAGGTTGGGGAGTTGCTGACGGTTACAGAAACATCGTAGATCGTGGATTCTTCACTTTCACGGGGCAGCGTGCCAAGTTCTACCGGCTCCGTCAGGAGCACATAGCCGTTGACGGTGGCAATCTCCGTAATACGATAACGGACGTTTTTGTCCGCCCGGAGACCGTCAAAGACGGCAATCCCGTCGTCTCCTGTAATCAGCATGCCATCGCTGAGACCGTCGGAGGTGCATCCGCCGATCTGTTTTGCCGGAATGTCGCTATGGAATACCGGCGTCCAGATTTCTCCGTCCTCGGAGTATTCCAACCGAAACGCCGCGCCGGGGATCGGGTTCCCGCTGCTGTCCGTTTTGGCGACGGTCACAGAGCCGGGGATGCGGTTATTCTCCCGCCGAATCTCGATCTTCTGTCCGTCCGCCGTCACGGAGAAAACATAGGGTGTCGTATCCGCCCTGTAGCCGTCCGGAGCTTCCAGCTCTTCGAGATAGTAGTCGCCGAAGGGGAGGTTATCGAAAGTCAGAACGCCGTTTGTATCGGTTCTCCCTTCGGCAAACGGATTCCCCACGCTGTCCAGAAGCCGGAACCGTGCGCCGGGCAGAGCCTGTCCACTGTCCTTGTCCACCTTTTGAATGGCCAGCGATCCTTTGAATATCTCGTTTCGGATCGCCAGAGAAACCGTCTCTCCGTCAGAGGAGATGTTTACTTCATGCAGGGTGGGATCAAGCACATAGCCCTCCCAGCCGGACAGCTGACGGACAATGTAAACGCCATAGGGCAGCAGTTTTGACTGCGCCGTTCCGTCTTCGCCGCAGGTAAGGATATCACGTTCCGTCTCCGCCGCTGCGTCATAGCTGCCCGCGGATTTAAGGAACACTTCAAAGCTCGCCCCGGCCTCGGGTGCTTCCGTCCCCGCGGTGCTGTTCACGGCGAGCTTGGAAATTGAGAGCCGCCCGAGGATCGGGGTTTCCTTTACGGTCAGGGACAGATCGTTCTTGATGGTAGGAAGCTGATCCGCCGCAGTCGGAACGGGATAAACCGTCGTATCCAGAAGATATCCGGGCGAGGGGGCAATTTCCCGAATTGTCCAACCCTCTCCGGCCTCGTAATAGCCGGTGGTAAACTGGCCGTTGGCGTCGGTGGTACAGGTCTCAATCAGCGTATCTCCGTGATAGAGGCCGTAGACCGCTCCGGCGAGCGTCCCGTCGCCCTGCGCCATTCCGGTGAGGCTGTCTTCTTTGGTCACGGTAATGCGGAATTCCTTGTGGTTGGCTTTCAACGTGAGATAGCCCGTCATGCCGCCGACGGCCTCCACGCCGACAACAATATCCTGCCGTGTCGTTGAGCCATAAGGAGTGAAGGTGGAAGCCGCCGTATAGGCGGAGTTCCGGGTAGCTACCACAGTAACCGGAGCAGATAACGGCGATGCGGAACGGAGAATCAGCTGATTCCCGGATACCGCAACGGAAACAACGGTGTCCGATGCGGAGAAGGAATAGTTTTCGATCACGTTGTTCGTATCGGTCAGCGTAATAGAATATGTGGTGCCGTCATAGGATAGCTCCTCCTGTGGTGCGCTGCTGCTCACGGCAGTCATGAAGCTCGGCAGCGTCATATAGCTCAGCATGTAGGAGAGAATCGTATCATAGATCTGCCCGATCTCCGTGTTTTGGCCATTGGATACGAGACAGGTGTATATCTCGTCGTTGCCTCTGGTGTATGGCAGGGATGGCTGCCGGGCACCGGTGACGAATTCCCAGATCAGCATCTGCGTGGCAGTCTGCTGGCAGCTGGGTGTGCCGGGGAGATGACTGCTGTTTCCGGCGCGGCCGCAGAGGAGCGCCAGCTTGATGGCGCTTTGCTGCTCATACGAAAAGCTGTTCCAGACGTCGATGACGTCCGAGCGGAGAACATCGCCGTGCGCAAGCATAATACCGGGCTCAATACAGTAGGCCTCCTGCCCGTTGGCAAAGTCGTTGAGGCGCATATCCCCATAGCCGCCGGTCGGGCCGCCGTTATAATAAAAGGGGTGCTGGTAGTAAACGTACTGCCCGGCGGAGTCGTAGACATAGTCGAAGGTAATGAGCGCCGTGGCTGCGGCGGCTTTCAGCATGGGAGCCTTGGCCAAGGGAACCGCGGGTGTGGTCTGCTCCGGCTCCTCTGCAGGTTCTTCCTCCTGCACTTCTTCGCTGGCTTCCGCCACTTCCGGGAGTCCACCATCCTCCGGCTCCGCCGCCAGAACCGCGGGACAGGGAAAGCTCAGAAGGCAAAGAAGCGCAAGGATGAGAACCAGGATTTTGTATCGTGTTTTCAAAGGGGTATTTTCCTCCTTGCCGTAGTGTGGGGTGTACTTGCGTATCCGTCCGGCGGCGCTCCGTGGAAAAACCAGATTGGGAACATGTGTGTCCCTCCTTTCTCTTTTTATGTAGGCCCGTATTTGTCCTCGACACCCCCGGACAGGGAAGTCACCAGACGGCAGCGTGCCGTGCTGCTCCATGAGAATTGCACTCCTCCGAGGATTTCTCCGAGCCGCCCCCATTGTGTGAACTGTGGCTGGGCGGAAGTATCATTGTCCCCATGCGCGGTCATGGCCGTGCCGGCGGCTGTCCGGCAGTTCCGGGCTGACGGTATCGCTCTCCGAAAAGGGTCATGGCGTGTCACCCGGCGGGCTTCGCTCTCGCGGCACATGGGAATGTATCTGGTGAATGGCTATGAACTTGTCAAGGTGCGGTGAGGGGAAAATCACCCTCTCACCCAACGCGGATTTTTCGCTCATTTGTCACCCTGTTTTCTTGAAAATTTCAAAATTTTCTTTTTTCCGGCCATAATGGACTTGCAAATATTCTGAAAAGATACACCTTCTTTCGCCGCAATCTCCCGGTACGTCATGCCTTTGCAGTACATCCGGATGCGGCGGTACTGCTTCTCCGTTACAATTCCGCGGATCTTCTGCATGGAGCTTTGCGCGAACATTACGCTCTCCCGCCTGTCAAGGCGGGCAAGAATTGTTTCTTCCGGAGACGGCTCTGCGGCGGAATATTCCGTAAGGGGCGATGTGTGGTCTGAGTAAATATGATCTGCGAGTTCCCAGCCGTGGTAATTCTCGTCTGACCACATTTTCCAGAACCGAAACTCCTCCTCAGACGAAAACTGCTCGGGCGTGAGCGGATGGTCCTGCTCAAAAGCGTCCGGGCAGATAATGGCTCGGCTGTTCCGCTTGTTTCGTGAATACAGGCTTTTCCTGTTGTGCATTGTATGTACCTCCGATTGTTTTTGGTGGGAAAACAATCGGGGGCTACGGGTATGCAGCGATCCAGCATTGCCAGCGCGAGATAAACAAAAAGCACCCTTTCAGCGGATTCGCTGAAAGAGTGCTTTTTGCTCGTCTATGCGAGTTCAGGCGTTTTGTGTTCTGCATATACAATTTTGCTGTTAGTAAAAACCGAGTAGGCAGCCCTGTGCAATAGAGCGCCTACTCGTTTCCTTTTGATTTGCTTTCGCGCGTTTTACAACAGACAAAAATCAGCTTTTTACTCGAATACAACACGGGAGCTGCAATGCAGCTGTAAGCGCAATCCCCATGCCAATTGGGTACGCGGCAGAAAAAATACCTAAACAATAAAGAACGAGGTCTATTGCTAAAAAGGCAATTACAAGATATCTAGCAACCCGTCTAAAGGCCGAAGTTTCGGAAGAAGTCAACTTTCTGGCGTCAGAATCTATTGGACTTAAAAGAAAAACTGTCAGAGAGGCAAGCAATATCAGCGCCAAAAAGATTGTAGATCGGCCGATACAAATCATTTTTTTCGTGATGATTAACGAGAAAAACAGAATCATATTTGTGACCAGAAAACAGAGTTTTGCAGATTTAAAATGAAAACCGCCGCTAAATGTCCGGATTGATACATATGGGATTATGAAAAGGATACTTTTCCAAAACATATTTAGTGCTGTACCAATAGCAATAGATAGACCAAGAGGAATTAAATTAAAAAGAAAGCAGAATGCCGAAAACTCATATAGTTCAAAATCATCGTCAGAAATCACTCCATTGGCTAGCAATTGCTGCGCAATGTGTGTAGAGAGCTTATGTAGCATAATGAGCCCCCTTCCGGTATGTTATATAGTCCTAAAACCGCGGAGGGTATTTTCCAGGTGCTTCTCAATTCAAAAGGGGCCTGCTTCACTATCTGGAAAAGCAGCCCCCTTTTTCACGGCTTCCTATAGGGATGCGGACGAGTTACGCATTACTTTTTGACAATACTCATTTTCGACAGCGACTTAGGTGCTTTCTCCTGATATACACCGCAAGAAGATGTGCTGTTGGCACAAAGGAACATTGTTTTGCGAAGAACGGAGGCGCATGCGGACGCGGCTTTTTTGCTCATTTCGTTTTTCATTTTTTTCTCCTTAGATTAGTGTTTTTGTGTACCTGCGATTTGGAATCATCGCTTACAGCTAACAGTATATATGGATTCCAGCAAATTTCTACATTAAAAGCATAAAACGTAATGTGTCGGGAGAGAAACGCATATTTGCGATGAAAACGCGAGCATTATCGAAGCGACAGCGAACTATTCCTTAAAAAATAAAAAATTAAATTTGATGATTCAATATGTGGCAGAATAATTCTGCTGTATTTTGTTAACATGTTATTTGTTTATTGATACGCTTGCCAGGGTGATGCAAGTATGGAGTGTAATAATATTGAAATGGGAAAGAGAATTGCCAGAAGACGTAAGCAGCTAAAAATAAGGCAAAACAACTTTGCTGAAGCGATTGGCATTTCGAATAACCATCTTTCGAGTATAGAGTGTGGTAAGAGCATGCCAAGTCTTGATATTTTTGTAAAGATATGCTCGCAGTTGGGTGTTACTCCAGATTATTTGTTGCTCGGAAGTGGTAGGTCCAATAATATTCCGAAAGAAATAACCGATAGTTTGAACATGTGCGCGACCGAGGATTTGGAAGTGATTTATCAGATCGTGCAGATTTATGTTCGTAAAAACAATGAAACTACAATTTATGACAAAACATGCCTTTAAAGTTTGGGGATTTGTGGTATAGTAATAATTGCTTTACAGAAAGGGGATGGTATTCGTTTGAGGATCCTTTTTTGTGATGATAATCCGGAAATATTGGATCAATTACAAAAATATGTAACGGATTTTTTTAAAGGCATGGGAAAGCTTCTGCCAGAAATGGCAGCCTACACCAGCGGAGACGATCTCCTGCAAAAGGAACGCTATGCAGATATCGCCTTCCTGGATGTTGAAATGCCTGGCCGCAGCGGGATTCATGTTGGCGCTCGTCTGAAAGAGTATAACCCTAAAATTAAAGTATTTATTGTAACTTCGTTCCCTGACTATCTGGATGAAGCTATGCGCTTTCAGGTGTTTCGTTATCTTTCCAAGCCGATAGACAAAAGCCGGCTGTTTCGCAATCTGAAGGATGCTGTTTATCTTCACAATATGGAGACCCACGTTATCCCTGTGACAAGCAAGGATGGAGTTGTCGCGCTTCCCGCCGACCAGTTCGTATGCGTAGAGACCGATTCGAGAAAAACATATATCTACACACCAACGGATAAGATCCAATCCGTTGAAAGCATAGAGAAATGGAAGGAAAAATTGACGCTTCCATGTTTTTATATGCCATATAGAAGCTTTATCATTAATATGCAGTATGTAGTGTCTTTCTCCAAGGATTCCATTCAGTTGAGATGCGGAGATACAATAAAAGAAGCCTATTTGGCCAAACGCAAGTATAACGAGTTCAAGGACAGATACTTAATATTTATGGAGAGCATAAGATGAGCCCGGAGAGAATATGCTCCGCAGTTGTATATATTGCGGAGGCGATCACAGCCGGGCTTTATTTCAAGTTTCTTTTTGCGCCGAAAAAGACCGCAAAGGTCCGGGTAACGCTTTTAACTATTGTTTATTTTTTGTTGTGGCTCTCTTTCCAGCTGGGGAACTTTTTTGTAAACGCCCTGCTCTTCTTTGCCGGAAATCTTGTCCTAATCCTTTTGTGCTATGCAACGGGGAAAACCGCCGCCATTCTCCACGCCGCATTCATGACACTCATAATGATCATAACCGAAGTGATCGTTATGGTGTTATTATCCTCCATATTCGGGGATTTTGGAGCATTTACCTATAATCTGATAGCACAGATCGTTACCAGTGTTTTAAGTAAAATACTCTATTTTTCCGTTATTCTGGCATTTTCGAGGATTTATGGCTCTCGTAGAAAAGCGAAGGAGGAGCCGTATTTCGTTTTACTGATCTGCCTTTTGCCTGCCGCCTCGATGGTGATCTCCATCATGATCATGTATGTGGGGGTAACCGTGCAGCTTACCGGCTGCACGGAAGCCCTGATGATGGTCAGCGTATTCCTCCTTTTGTTTGTAAATATCGTTGTTCTGGCGGTAAATGATCAGATCCAGAAAATATATGACGATCGTACGGCGCTGCAGCTGCGGCTCCAAAAAGAGGAAGCCGATGTAAATTACTATCACATGCTTCAGGTGCAGTATGATAATCAGCGAGTGCTGATCCATGATATCAAGGATCAGTTTCGCGTCATAGAGAGCCTTGCCAGAGAAAACAAAAACGAGGAACTTCTAGCTTACATTTACCGCTTTGAAGCGAAGCCCGAGCTTTCCAACCAGGTCCGTCTGTGTGATAATTCGGTGCTGAACGCTATTCTTGTCTGGTACGCGGAGCAATGCCGGCAAAACGGTATCACCTATCATTGCGATGTACGAGTCGATTGTGTTTCATTTTTGGATCCCAACAGCATAACGGCACTGTTCGGGAATCTTTTATCCAACGCATTCGAGGCCGCGTGCCTTTCTGCAAGAAAATCCATAGAGCTTTCCGTAGTGAAAAAGCCGGTTGGAGGCGTAATACTTTCTATCGAAAACTCGTGTGATTCAGAGCCGCCAAAGGATTTGGACGGGAACTTAAAAACTACAAAGAAAGACACGGAGCACCACGGCTTAGGACTGAAGAGTGTAAATAAGGTCATCAAACAGTACGGTGGATTTTCCACTTTATATTACGATGAGGCAGAAAAGACGTTCCATTGCATAATCCACTTCCCGCCGAAATGTAATACGAACTGATGCAAAGCAGGATACCGAGATGCTAGAACAAGTCCTTTATAAGATAGAGTTTTTAAATTATGCTTTCTGCTCATCCGGCAGTGTCTGCTTTTAGTTTCTCTCTTTAATGTGGCATTGATTTTCATTGTTATAATACCCCCTTGGTGCAGGAATTTTTTTCCCACCCAAGGGGGTGTTTTCTATAGTGCGGTAGTTGCATATTGAACTCATATGTTTATTTCCTGGAGCAAGTTTTTTATGGGACAATTTTGGGGCTAAATAATGCGAGATATATAGATCATCCTATTCAAATCGAACGTCACAGACAATAAGAGATGCGCGGTCATCCTCTTTTTGGGCTCATAGAGAACTTGTGAAAGTGAAAGCTGGTTTCAAGGGTTCGCTTTTGAAAAATATCAAAAAATGTTCACAATATGTCATTTCACGCAGATGCTATTTTATTTGCTTGTGAATGCTGATAGTATCCATACAGACCGGTCGATATAACGATATGAGCTCAAATCGAATAATGTGCGGCATGGGAGGTGAGAATCCGAATCTGTGACTTTTTAAGCCATCATTTTAAACTAATTATTATTAAGGAGTGAATGATATGCGAACTCTGCGACCTGCAAAGCGCCTTTTTCCCATTCTGCTCATTGTTATCCTCACAGTTGCGTTGTCTGTTACAGCATTTGCGGCTCCCGAAGACTTCTATTTTAATTTAAGCAACACCGGAACCACTGTGCAGGTGTACACGGGCTCGTCCAATATAAAAACCGTTCAGACTAATCCGGCCTCGATTGGACTTGCCAACACAGATGCTCCGGGGTATGGTATGCTTCTCCATCTTGTTTATTGGGACGGTTCTCGGTATACGCAGGCAACAACATCCGGCTGGTACAACCCAAATCACTTCATTGATACGGAAGATTACCTTAGCGGTTGTGCAGTGTGTGGGCGATATTACTATATAGCTGGACGGATTGATAACGACTATTACGGAACATATACAACTAGTGGGCGTTATAACGCTGATATAATTAAACTTTTCGGGAACAGCAACAATCAGGACTGGATCATGTAAACACCTTAAGTGGTCAGAGCAATGCTCTGACCACTTGAATTCAAAAGAAAGAAAAGTACAGGCTGTGCTAGCGAGCGAAACGTGTTCTGTTTATGAAAGGTAACTGCTATTTGACAGTAGCGGCGGAGACCTTACTACACCTTAAGATGCAGCCGGGTATATGCCTGTATAAGATTCGTACAAGCCACCGGCTCTGCCGGTGGTCTTGACGATGAATACCATTACTGCAAAAGGCGGTTGTTGCACAATGAAGTCATTTTACTCGACTATTGGCCATATAATTATGATTTCAGTATGCCTTTTACTCTTCTTTTCAGGTTGCGGAATAAAAGCATCTGATGAGGCATCTACACACAAATCTAATGATGAAGAATCCATTATAGAGAATGGGCACATCGTTAAATATGTAGAAAAAGATGGAGTATCACTATCAATTGATGCAGATGTAGTCCGCTACGGATCAGAGATGCCACAAGCGATTGTACTGAAGAAAAACAATGTTACCAGCACGATTTTAAGCGATTTGAAAAACAATCTGTTCTTCTCGCCATCGTATTATACCGAAATAGTGGAATCTGGGGTTTGGATATTAAATTCCGATGGAAAGCTTTGCGCCGGGCTGTATGATGACGGATTGCTCACGACATATGAGAACTATGAAACAAATGTTGATGGCCGATATCTAGAAGAAACTTTACGATTTCGTTACCAAGGCTTTTCGGATACTCGTCCTGGCAACATTTCTTTTGATGCACAGATAGCCGCAGATGAAGCGTCTCAATATTTTTTGAAATATTCAGATTTCGAGTTTCTTCCACATAAAGTTTTGGCGGCTGTTAATGATGAAACAGGGTATTATTCTGTGCATTTATATCCGATATATCACGGTACCCCTGTATGTATCAGCACCAGCTTCGGCTGCGATGTAGGTGTTCATGCATCAGTTTCTGAAGATGGTATAACTTATTTTCAAGGGTGCTTTGCATTCGAAGAAGTGGATCGGCGTGATTTAGAATCACTGATTCCTGTAGAAACTGTTATAGACCAGTTTGTGAACTCTTTTTTTGATATTTCGGAGTATAGTGCGGCGATAAATAAGATATCTATTGAATTTGTATTTACGAAAAAAGACGATGGTTTATATGAATTAGTTCCTGGCTACTGTTTTTATGGGGAGATATGTACCGGAACTGATGTAGAAAATGTGCCATATGATGAAGTATTCTGCTATCTAGCGGAAGATGGTTTATTATACAATAATTCCCTTATTTTTTAAAGACGTGTATTCATTGGAGGAGGACACCTGATGAGAAAAAAAATAAATCATTTCTGTCCATTTCAAGCGGATTTAATGAGGGCCTTTTCATCATGGAGGTTTTATTTTTCAATTTTGGCAGGATTTTTGTTTTTTTCTCGCCAGCTGTTTATGCGCTACAGTCACTGGCAATTCCTTACTCCAATGGAGATGCTTTCAATTCCATTAGCAATTAGTGATTTCACTCCGTTTGCCGTTGTTTTTTGCGCATTTCCATTTTCAGATAGTTTTTGCCATGACTATTCCACAAAATACTTATTTTTTATTTCTAGTCGGATAGATATTCGACGGTATGCGCGGTGCCGGTGCGCTGCCGTTGCTGCATGCGGTGGGGTTGTTATGGCATCAATTATTATCTTAACTATCAACATATGTGTGATTGGTGCAGGTAAATCAGAAACTGTGGAAAGCTTGTTATTTCTCCAAGGTACTATATGGGGGAAAATGGGCGTCCTGCATGTTTGTGGCGGTGTATTTCACTATTTAGGAAGGGTTTTTCTAGCGTTTCTTTTTGGCGCGGTTTGGGCGCTTGCGGCGTTAACAATATCGGTGTTTGTTACGAACCCGTATGTGACAGTTTTGTCTCCGTTTGTCGTCTATCAAGTGCTGTGGTTCCTTTTAGAAGGACTCCCGATAAATCCCGTATACCTTTTGCGTGCGGATTATGGAGGGATTCCCTCATTCTCTTTTGTTGTAATAGTCCAATGTCTGTGTATCCTCTTCTGCTCCGTGGTAGCCTGTTGGGGAATAAAGAGAAAGGTCTTGGTATGAAAACTACAGGAAATAAGGCTTTCACATGGTTTGCAAGTTCATACTTTAAAGCAACACTTACTGACTCGAAATCGTTAGCTGGCTTATTTATTGGACTGCTGTTATGTGTGGTAAACTGTTTTAGATACATCAACTTTGCAAATGCGATTAATGCCTCTATTCAGGTTGTTGAAAACTATATAATTATAGGATCCACGGCTATCTATTTTACGGGCATTTTATTAGGGGCAATGTTCTTTATTTCAGACATTCCTAAAAAGAATGGGGCATTTTATTTTGAAATAATTCGAATAGGCTACGCGAGATGGCTTCTTTGGAATATTATATATATTGTCATTTCTGTGATAATATATTCCTTCTTTGTCCTAATAGTAACTTCTGGGTTATCTTTCCTAGTTGGTAAAACAACGTTTGCTAATGCATGGAGTGCCTCGATGAAACAGCTTGCGATTGGACAATCTCGATTGGCCATAGAATCCTTTCATATTTCTTTTCCGTATGATTCCTTCGTTGGTACGCTAACTCCCTATAAGGCTGCATTATTTACTTTCATATATAACAGCTTGTACACTGTTGTTTTAGCTACTTTTTCAATGTTTGTTAACGTATATGGAAGATATGGGGCTGGGTGGCTTTTCTCTATCCTGCTCCATGCAATAGGATATACCACATATATGAATGGAGCATTTGCAGTTCCACAGAAGTTGTCGTTGTTTTCTTGCGCAATGCCCGCCTTGCATTATTCAGAATATTATCGAATAGGCACCGTATACCCGCTGATTGTTTTCTCCGTTGTTTTATGCCTTCTTTTTTCCCTCTTGTTAGACGATAAAAAGGAGCCGTCGCTATGACCAAAAGACAGAAAATCTGGCATTGTAAATGCGCGTTGAGAATTCTCCTTATTATTTTCTGTTGTTCCATATCGCTTTTTTGTATCTGTTCGCCGACGGAAAATGGATTTATTGTTTATGGGATTAAAGCAGATCCATTTCGAGACATTAACTTTAGAATTCTCAGCCAATGGCTTTTAATGATGAGTTTTCCGATCATTCTAAGCGGGTGGCTGTTTTCGGACCTTTTAAAAATTAAAACTTTTATAGTTATTAGACTAAAAAAAAGAAATAGCCTTTTTATACTAGTTCTCCAATATTTGGGGACTATCTGTTTCCTTTATACGGTAATTGTATATACCACCACATGGATAAAATCCGGCAAGATAATGTACCCTGTATCTTCGGTTGTTTTTTTTCTCAACACCACCGCATGGACACTTGGGCTTTTGCTGTTATACCGCTATTTAGGAAATCTAGCATTATCTGGGTTGGTGTGTATTTTTTTGATGAGCGGATGCTATGTCGCGGCAGAAAAAATATACGCATTTGAAAAGATTTCTCCAGCAATCTGGGTCATGCCATGCCGATATTACGAGGCGGATATGGGGCTTGTCTTGTTGAAATCGGTTTTATTTCTAATTTTGTCTTTATCTATGCTGCATATTCGAGCTAGAAATACAGATTAAAAACTGAAAGGAGTAAATATGGACGCGGTAAAGCTGGTAAGGGTTGGGAAAGAGTTTAAAGGAATCTGGGTTTTAGAGGATGTTAGTATATCTCTGCCAAGCGGTGGAATATATGGAATTGTTGGGCGGAATGGGACAGGAAAAACAGTTTTTCTAAAGCTTATAGCAGGCCTCATAAAGCCAACGGCAGGAGAAGTCTGGGTTGATGAGAAAAAACTGACGAAAGAAACCCCCATTCCGGATTCTATTGGAGTAGTAATTGAAGTACCAGGGTTCTTGCCCAATTTGTCTGGATATAAAAATCTAAAATATTTGGCAAGTATGAAAAACCAAATCGGCGACTCGGAAATCAGAAAGGCAATGGAGCGCTTAGGCCTAGATCCTAAAGAACATAAACGAGTTGGCTCCTATTCGTTAGGAATGCGCCAAAAATTAGGGATTGCTCAGGCCATCATGGAAAATCCAGAACTACTTCTGCTTGATGAGCCTATGAATGGTTTAGATGAAGCGTCTGTTGCAAAAGTAAAAAATATCCTATTGGATTACAAAAAAATAGGAAAGACTGTCATACTTGCGAGCCATCATAAAGACGATATAAACGAATTGTGCGATAAGGTCTATGAAATGAATGAGGGGCGAGTAATTCCTAAGTGAAATCATGATGATGGTACGGCCACCCTCTTTTTATCGCAAAGAATGGAGCTTCGGAAAATACTTTTCACTTATAATTCTTCAATAAAAGATTCTCTTTGGGGATGATTTAAGGGACCGAGAACGGCAGTCGATTAACAGCATTATAGAATTATAAAACTATTGCTCCTACAATCAACACGGCGGTATATCACCGAACTGAAGGTGATTGAAATCTTACGCAGGGTCTGATATAAATTAATAATATATACAGACGGTATAAACTTGGGGAAACCGGAGAGACAATATATGAAAAATAAGAAAAGTTGTTTTCCTTTTACGGTCTGGGATATGACAAAAAGCAAGAAAAAATGCGAGACATTTAAGGACATCTCTTTACTTATCACTTCCAGTGGCGCATCTATCATTGGATTGCTTGGATTTAAAAAGTCGGGATATTTGATAGCAATTGCATTAGCATTAACGGTGGTAGAGATTTTTCTTGTGATTCGTATTAATAGAGTTCTTAAAAACTGCGAAGAAAGCGCAAATAAGGAGGTTTTAAATTTAAAGGGAACGATTAAAAAAATGGAGAACCTTAATTGTGATGTGCAGGCTAACAATGATGAGTTAAGGGGGCAGAACAGGCTGTTTCAATCATACTGGGTTGAAACTAGTGTGGTTGCAGATGCCGTTGCAAAAGCCAATATAACTAAAAACCCTAATCAGTTATACACTTATCTCGGAGAAGCAATACAAGGTCTCTTTTTGACATACACCAATAAGGGGAAAGATAATTTTTCCATCAGCATTTATGTTTACAATAAGGAGAGTGACATGATTGGCCGTTTGCGTGCGCACGCATATGGGCGGGGGGTGCCCAAAGGGGATGGCTCCCCACATCGCAGCTTTTCGTCTGTAAGCAAATACTACTATGCAAAGAATTTACGGAATGATGAGCAGTCCCATTTTTCGCTATTAAACAACGAAGAGATATGTAAACATCTTTTCTTTAGAGATGTCTCCACGAAACGTAGGTTTACACAGTATATGGGCTTGTCAAAGCGTCTTACAGACGATACAAAAATCTATTTTGAGATTATTACATATAATGATTTAGTAGTAGCCAATTCTACGGCTGAACTGAACGAGACGATTGATATTGTGATTAACCCGTTGGCGCAGTTGCTAGATTCCGTAGATTGGATATCTATGGAGGTGTGATGACGAGTATGAAATTGAGCACAGGTAAGGCACGGCGAGCTAAACATCCTCAGTACTCTTGCAATTACATTAGTAGAATAAAAATCCTTTCTATTCAAAATCAAAAAGAACGAAAGAGTACACAACAAGAATACGCAGAAAAAAGAAAAGCTCTTATGGCAAGCCCTTTTATTCAGCTAGATCGCACTATAAAGTAAGAACAATGCCAATGTTCTTTTTGGCGGTTACAAACAACTGTTCCAAGACTTGTTTGACCAGCGACTAGCCTGCCTTGGGGCGATTTTGATGTCATTCAACAACAACGACGGGGCTCTCGCTGCTGGAATTGCTGCTGGCGGCGATCTTCTTCCTGCTGGCATACTATCCGAAAAAGCGGCGAGAACTGCGGCAGCGGCTGGCCGGGTTTAACGATGCGTCCGCGGCAGTGGGTATCTGCGCGATCTTTGCCTACTGCCGGGAGCTACTCGGCGACATGGGCATAAAGAACGATGGCGCGTCAGTCCATTCGCTGACGCCGCGCGTTGCGGAGCTCTGCGGCGAGGACACGGCAGCCCTCTACGGGGAATGTGCCGCGCTGTGGGAAGAAGCGGCGTTCAGCACGCACGAGATGAACGAGGAACAGCGAGAGACGCTCAAGAACCTGTGCGGTGCGCTTCTCGTGCAACTGAAGAAAAACACCAAATTCTTCCGGCGTCTGGCTCTAAGATTCTTCGTTGTGAGATATTAAGTAGAAAAAGCCGCCCGGCGGAGGAGAGTGTGTCCCCGCTCGAGCGGCTTTCTTATCACTTATCAGCAACTGTAAATATCCCTCGCGGGCAATTTGGAGCAGATCTATGCATACAACTTGTGACCAACTTAAAACTAACTTGCGACGAATTTGCAACCATTTCAGCAAGTTGCTCACCGAACGGTCGGCGGAATAAAGGAGCTTCACATTGATATAGGAAGACTGATTTCTGAGCATTTGGTAAAACGCAGGATAAGAATCTCGTTATTTTCCAACAATACGCAGGCTTATAACGCTGCCGTTCTCTGAAAGAACGCATTAAGGGTTGTGTAGAAGATTATCAATGTTAATTTTTTTTAAGAGCAATACAAACATAAGAATCCACATAATTCGTGTGCGGCTTTAATATATACGTTGAATGCGCAGCGGCTTTGTGGTATATTTTTATATAATATGCACGAAAGGGATGAGCTTGTGGAGCGAGTCTATGCATTTACTGACGAGTCTGGAGCTTTCGGATGGGACATCGAAAACCCTAACGTTTCGACGCATTTTATTATCACAGCAATTATTGTCAAGGAGTCTGAACTTGAGAGTTTTACGCAGCAAGCCGAAGCATTAAGAAAAAAGCATTTTCAAACAGGTGAAATTAAATCGAGCAATATTGGCGGCAATCATGCACGCCGACTTCGCCTACTAGCAGATCTTCAGGGTATCCCATTCAGCATTTTCTCGGTCTGTGTTGACAAAAAGAAATGCATTGAAAATATGAGCATGAAGGGACTTCAGTATAAGAAGACCTTCTATAAATTTATGAATAACATTGTCCATCGGGAGCTGCGCCGCGCATTTGAGAAAATAACTATAGTGGCTGACGAGATAGGCGGCAATGAGTATATGCAGAGCTTCTGCCAATATGTAACTAGCCGCCAAGATATGCCGAACCTTTTTGGCGATGCCAAGTTCAGCTTTGAAAACAGCAAAAACGATGTGCGCATACAAATGGCAGATTTTATTAGCGGAACGCTTGCGTATGTTTTCGACCGGCACAAAAAATCAGACGATGCCCCTGATTATCTAAAAATACTTAATAAAAAGATTATCCGTGTTGAGTTATATCCCAGACATATGACACCTATATTCTTGAAAACAGCGCGATTGCAGAGGACTACGATATGGATATTGCAAAGCTCTGTTTTGCCCAGGCGGCCAAGTTCGTAGAACATAACGCAGATGACCTGGATCCAGAGGTTAAAGCGCAAGTAGGTGTTTTACAGTATTTGTTGTTCCGCTTTATGAACAATGATGGTCGTGGATATATTTGCACCCGAGAACTGAAAGAGCAGCTCAGCAACACCGAATTGCGAGGGATTTCCGATACGGCATTCAGAGCGCGTATTATCGGAAAACTCCGAGATAAAGACGTAATAATTGCGAGTTCTCAAAAAGGCTATAAAATCCCATCTAAGCAGATAGAACTATATGATTATATCAACCTTGATGCAAAAAATGTTATTCCGATGCTGGCGAGGCTGAAGAAATGTCGCGATCTCGTCAAGCTCGGAACGGCAAATGGTCTCGACTTATTAGACCATGCTGAATATGCACAGTTACGCGCCTATTTTGACAGCATTCCAATGGTTGATGACGAGATAGACATTGGTGATTAAAATTTTGGGGGATGCCAATCTTTTAATCGCCCCTATCCTCACTTCACATTTCTTATAGAGAAAGAGGGAAACGAAAATGAAATCAAGTGAATTGCTGCCAACCTATGATAATTTGCGGAAAACGTTTGTTAACGACACAATCGGGAGAAGCGCGGATGTAATCCGATTTGCAAACCTGCTGAATGTTATTGACAGCAGTTTTTCAATTGCGATTGACAGCAGCTGGGGCAGCGGAAAAACGTTTTTTGTAAAACAGGTTAAAATGTTCCTGGATGCAAATAACGACCATGTTCATGCAATTCCAGATCCAGATAAATCGCTTTTTCAAAGCAAATGATCCGATTTTTCCCGAAAACCGATGCCTGACCTTCAGCCGCAAGTTTGCGTGTATTATGATGCATGGACGAATGACGGTGATGAGGATCCGGTTTTATCACTGGTATACGAAATTATCAATGATGTTGAGTCAGACTACTCCCTTTCCAGAGACGGCGACTGCATAAAAATAGCATCTACTGTTCTGGATTCGTTTACAGGAAAAAACTGGACAGCGGTAATTGATGCGCTCCGAGGCGAAGATCCTCTTGCGGAAATAAAAAAAGCGAAAAGCATTGAGGATGAGATAAAAAACTTTCTTGATTCGCTTCTCTGTGAAAGAGGAAATCGTCTCGTCGTTTTCGTGGATGAGCTCGATCGCTGCAGACCAAGTTTCGCTGTAAAACTTTTGGAGAGAATCAAGCACTACTTTGCGAATGACAGAATCACATTCGTTTTTTCCATAAATGCGGAGGAACTGCAGCATACGATTCGACAGCACTATGGAAGTGGTTTTGTTGCCGGCCGGTATTTGGAGCGATTCTTTGATTTGAGAGTGTCTCTTCCGCCAGCGGATATGGCGAAATTCTATAGAAGCATTGGATATAATGGAAGTCCTTTCGTTTACGACAAAGTATGCGAAGCGGTAATAAAAAAACACCAGTTTTCGCTGCGGGAGACTGCAAAGTACTTTGTACTTACACGAGTAGCCACAGATAACCGTACACACGGAAACTACTGGACAGAAGAGAACGATTTCTGTAATTTGATTGTAGTTCCAATTATGCTAGGGCTCCGGATAAAAGATCTGAGCAGATATACCCGCTTTTCCAAGGGGGAGGATTGTTCTCCTTTACTGGAAATGGTAGAGGATGTGAATATACATGACAGCCTAGAGCGGCTTCTTTTCTCCCAAAATGAAACAATGGATATCGATACCGGCAAAAAGCCAACTATATCGTTAGAAGAAAGAGTGAAAAAAGCCTACAATGCCATTTTTGTGCAAGAGTATTCCGGGCGGAGTTACAAAACAGATATTGGACGTAGTATGTTTTGCAAAGAGACAAAAACCGCCCTGCTCCGCCGGGTGAGTTTGCTGTTTGAAACGGCAAACTATGATTGATTTGTAAGACAGCATTATAAGTTCATTGCATGAAACCGGAGAGCCCAAAGCAGGGCTCTCCGGTTTTTAGTATGCCGGCAAACCTTATGTATAGGAAAGTATTATGAGAAGTTGTGAGGGAAATCCCTTGGGATACAAGGGTTTCCCTCACATTTTCTTTACATAAAAAACGCTCATATT